TCTGGAAAAATGTTGCAGGTCGTTATGAGATAGATGGTAAGAAAGTCTATGCTAAAGCAATTTACAAAGACCCAGAAACATACTTCACACCAGAGGTGATGGAGAAACTTGATGCAATTGCAAAGGAGGAGTTTAGTTACGGTTCATGAATCTGCTTAACTTTATTTTAAAAATTGACAATGTATTACCAGATGAAACTTGCGATGATCTAATCAAACTCTTTGAAGAAAGTGAGCATAAAGATAGATTAGAAAGGGATGGATATCCTAACTGGAATAATCTTTTTATTTGCAATCATCATCTCAAAGCAGAAAAAAAACTTCAACATACTTATATGGCAGTCGCTCGCAAGTATCAGAATTGGTTAGGTGAATATGGAATTAACTTCAATACAAGTGACTTTATATTTGAGGGTTCTAATATCAAAAAATATGTTGGCGGAACTAATGATGTATACAAGAGACATGCTGATGTAGCATCACTTGAAACTTGTCAAAGATTTGTTGCGATGCTATTCTATCTCAATGATGACTTTGAGGGTGGTAAAACTATTTTTTATCCAAAATGTGAAATTACTCCCAAGAAAGGATCTGTAGTAGTATTTCCCCCATACTGGTTATTTCCACACGAAGGTACTCCTGTCCTAAAAGGTAACAAGTATATTATGTCAAATTATTGTCTTTGGAATTATGGATAAGATTGAGATTTTAATTCTAAGGAATCTTTTATATAATGAAGAGTATCTTCGTAAGGTAATTCCTTTTATTAAGGGAGATTACTTTGATGATTCTCATCAAAAAATTGTGTTTGAAGAAATTAACAATTTTGTTTCGGAATATAATCAACCATCTACAAAAGAAGTTCTTTGTATTGAGGTAGAGAAACGATCAGATATTAATGACACTTCGTTTAGTGAAATTACAAAACTGATTAGTTATCTGGAAGATGTTCCTACAGACTATGATTGGTTACTTGATACTACTGAGAAGTGGTGTCGTGATCGTGCTATCTATTTGGCACTGATGGAATCTATTTCTCTTGCCGATGGTAAAGATAAAGAGAAAGGTAGAGATGCTATTCCTAGTATTTTATCTGATGCACTAGCAGTTTCTTTTGATGCTCATGTTGGGCACGATTACCTTGAAGATTATGAGGCAAGATATGAATCTTATCACCGGAAAGAAGACAAGATACCATTTGATCTTGAGTATTTCAACAAGATTACGAAAGGTGGTCTCCCGAATAAAACACTTAACATTGCTCTCGCTGGCACTGGTGTCGGCAAAAGTTTGTTTATGTGTCATGTTGCAGCTGCCGCACTCTTGGGAGGGAAAAACGTATTATACATCACGGCTGAAATGGCTGAGGAGAAAATTGCAGAGCGAATTGATGCTAACTTACTCAATGTCAATATTCAGGAGATAACTGATCTACCTAAACAGATGTTTGAGAGTAAGGTGATAAAACTTGCTGACAAAACTCAAGGTACTCTTATAATTAAAGAATATCCAACTGCGAGCGCACATAGTGGTCATTTTAAATCACTTCTTAATGAACTTGCACTTAAGAAGTCATTTAGACCTGATATTATTTTCGTTGATTACCTTAATATATGTGCTTCCGAAAGATATCGCGCTGGTAGCAATGTCAATTCATATTCATATATTAAAGCAATTGCTGAAGAACTTAGAGGATTGGCTTGTGAAGCAAACGTCCCTATCGTTTCTGCCACGCAGACCACTCGTTCTGGTTATGGTAGCAGTGACGTTGAGCTTACTGATACTAGTGAGTCCTTTGGGTTGCCTGCTACTGCTGATCTTATGTTTGCCCTTATTTCGACTGAAGAACTCGAATCCTTGGGACAGATACTTGTGAAGCAATTGAAGAATAGATATAATGATGCAAACATTTCTAAACGTTTTGTGATTGGTATTGATCGTGCAAAGATGCGTTTGTATGATTGTGAGCAGACTGCACAAGATGATATTCTTGACAGTGGAAAGGAAGAGGAGTATAATAATGATGAACATAAACCAAAAAAATCATTTGAGGGGTTTAAATTTTCATGACTGTTGACACAGAGAAGTATCTTGAGTTTGTAGAAGGAGTCACTAGTGCTCCAAGTCTTGACTGGCCTGTTCTTGCTGCACGACTTAGTGAACTAGAAGTAAATGATGCAAACGTCTCACAACTTCTGACTGCTGCTCTTGGACTATCTGCAGAAGCAGGTGAGTTTACTGAAGTAGTAAAGAAGATCTTCTTGCAGGGCAAACCTTATAATGAAGAGAATGTCTTTCACATGAAACGTGAACTGGGTGATATCTGTTGGTATCTGGCACAGGCATGTATGGCACTTGATACAACCTTTGATGAGGTGATTGAGATGAATGTAGAGAAACTCAAAGCACGATATCCTGGTGGTGAGTTTGATGTTTATAGTTCAGAGAACAGAGAAGAAGGAGACGTTTAACTCCATAAATAATTAGAAAAGTATAATGGCAGAACTGTCAAAAGCAGATCTTGGTAAAAGGGGTAATGAAGAAACAGTAGCAAAAAAGTTTCTTCATATGGGTGGATTAATGGATACCTTTTTACATAAAGATGGTCAATTTAAACCACATGCCCTTGTACTGGTAATGGATGATGAAGAGCATCCATTTGAAAGTGATGAGAAAGATAGATATGATGAACTTCTTGCAAGAATGAGAACTATACTTGGAAGAACTAATAATAGAGATAAAATTTTATTTACTGGTAAATTTGTAAATACTAATCAAGTTAAAACTGTTCCTATCACTGAAATGGTGAAGACAGAAGAATTTGGTGGTCAAACTGGTGGAAAAAAAGTGAATCTTGGAATTAAATTTGAAAAAGATTTCTATGAAAGTTTAAGATGTGAACTTGCATGTGAATGTAAAAAAACTTCTTATGAAAAAGAAGCAAAAAGTTTAATAGAGCAGATTGGTAAAGATGTTGGTGTTGGATTTTCTGATGTAGAAGCAGTTGGAGGAAAAAATCAACCAAGACCTTTGGTCGGAGGTGGTGGAGGACTATATGTTACTGCAGGTGGAACAAAAACAAAAGAAATTGGAAGCACTGTAACTGACATTACTACTTTTTGGGGACCAGGAAAAAAAGAAAAATATCTTTCATTGAAATATGGAAATACTCTAACTTTTATTAACTCTGGCGTGGGAAGAATATTCACTGCAGATGACTATAAAAAATATTTTGAGGGATATAGTAATCCTATTGGAAAAGAAATATTCAGAATGTTTGGAATTGATCCAATCACTTATGCTAAAACATTTAATGAGTATCCACATAAGACAAAGATGCCAACTGTTGATGTGACAAGTAAGTGTGATAAATCAGCCATACAAGATTTACTTCAATATGCTATTGGTTATGGATATTGGATGGTTCATGGTGGAACATCTGGTGGAGTGAAGATGTATGAGATGGATCAAGCATATATGAAGAAAGCATCTACGATAAGTGGATCAGTCAAATTAATGTATGGTGGGTCTCAAGGAAAGGGAAAAAGACTTGATATCCATATGGAAAGTTCAGTTTATAAGTTTATGTTTAATCTCAGGAATAAACAATCTGGACTTTATCCATCACATATAATGTGCGACTATAAAAAGAAATGATAAATAATGTATAAGGATTATCAATATCAATGAAAAGTTTCTTTCAGTTCCTGAATGAGGCACAATCGCAGGCAAGTATGCAGGCGAGTAAATTAAACCTCAAGAGTGACGGACACGGCGGTTGGTTGGACACCCGTGGTAAGTTTGTTGCGACTACTGAAGATGGTAAGTTAAAGTTTGTAGATAAGAAGAAAGTAAAAGGTCCAGAAGAAACAAAGGGACAACCTAAAGCACAAGCAAAACCAGAAGAGAAAGAAGCGAAGGCAAAGGCACCTGAAGATACTAAGAAGAAATCATCCGGTGAAGATGAAGAAGGTGGTGGTGCATCTGGAGAGACTACAGAAACATTAACAATTGCATTTGGTCGTTTCAATCCACCAACTGTTGGACACGGAAAACTTCTATCAGCAGCAAAGAAAGCAGCAGCAGGTGAAGATCTAAAAATCTATCCATCACGATCACAGGATGCTAAGAAGAATCCATTAGATCCTGACATGAAGATTTCATTCATGAAGAAGATGTTCCCTGATTTTTCAGAGGTCATTATTAATGATGATAAGATGAAGTCAATCTTTAATGTATTGGTTGCAGCAGATGAGGCAGGATATAAGAACGTTAATATCATTGTAGGATCAGATCGTCAGGCTGAGTTTGAAAACCTAGCAACCAAGTATAATGGTGAACTTTATAACTTTGATAACATCCGTGTTATCTCTGCAGGTGTAAGAGATGCAGATGCAGAAGGTGTTGAAGGTATGTCTGCATCCAAGATGAGAAAAGCAGTCATGGATGATGACTATGATTCATTCCGTAGAGGAACACCAAAAGAACTTGATGATGGTGATACTACTTCACTGTTTGATGCAGTTCGTTCTGGTATGAAAGTTAAGGCGAAGAAAAAGGAAGTTACTGAACTCTGGCAGATTGCACCGAAGTGTGATCCAAGAGGATTACGTGAGCAGTATGTTGGTGGATTTATCTATAGGATGGGTGATTTAGTAGAGCATCTGAATACTGGATTGATTGGTAAGATTATCCGCAGAGGAACTAATCATCTTATTTGTGTAACTAAAGAGGACTATATGTTCAAGTCCTGGATTCGTGATGTAATGGAATATACTGAGAAGAAAATGGAACGTCGTATGAGAGTTCCTCAAAAACCAAACACTTTAGTTGGAACTGGTGGATACCTCAAAAATGCTATGGTAGCAACTGGAACAACTGGTATTAAGAATTTCATAAATAAGTATAAGAAAAAGAAGTCGTAGTATCTCCATGTCTGGAATTCACTTGAATGATCTCTCTAAAATCTATAGAGAACAAATTGTAGAAAAGAAGGATGATTCATATCTTGAACCAGATATGAAGAAACGCCAAAAGAATAATGAGAAAGCACGTAAAGATATGGAGAAGATGGGGACTTCTATGAAGAACCCTCACTTTGAAGAAGTAGAAGTTGATGAAGCAATGAGTTCTTATGATCGCAATCGTAAGAGAGCAGCACAGAGAGCAGCAGATAGAAATGCTGCCCGTGCTGCTGGTAAGACTGGTGTAGTGCCTGGTGTTGGATATGTATCTCCTAGAAAGGAGAGAGAAACATACGTTGACTCTGCAGGAACAACCAGACACAAGTCAGGTGCAAAGATGGAAGGACTTGATCCTGTCGGTAAGGAAGATGGTGATGTCAATAATGATGGTAAAAAAGATAGCACCGATTCATACTTGATGAAGCGTCGCAAGGCAATCGGTAAGGCCATCAAAGGCAAGATGAGGAAAGAAGAGACTGATGCTGATAAGTATATTGAAGCCGTTGCGAAAGCAAAGGAAGCAGAAAGAACTAATGACGTTCAGCGTTGGGTGCAGAAAGAATCTTTTTCTTCAAATTGGAGACAAGATCTTTCTGAGATCATGACTGATGATATTGATTCTAAACCAATCAAAGAAAAAAAAGTAAACAATAAGATCAAGATCAATCCAAAACTTGGTGAAGCAGTTGAAGAGATTGGTGGTGAAATTCTTGAGATGACTGAAGTTAAAGAAGGTGACAAGTATGATGACTTAGGTAAGCAAGCAGGAAGAATGAACTTGCTTAATAACCCCAAACCACCTTCTGATCCAAAGAAGACTGCTGAAAAAAAAGCACGTCTTGAGAAAAAGCATGGTATGAAACTTGATGATCATCCTCAGTATAGAAAAGAGGAAGCATCAATGACTCCTCAGGAATTGCAACTCCAAAAAAGAAAGGCAATGCTTGATAGAATGATTGCTCAGAAAAGACAGCAGGGATTGAACAAAGCAAAAAAGTCTGAACCACCCACGAAAGCGATGGGTGAAGAAGTAGAGTGTGCTCATAACATGAAAGGAAAAGAGTGTCCTGTTCATGGTAAAAAAGATTGTTCTTCTATGGATGAAGCAACAGAAGATTCCTTGAAAGATCGTCGCATGGAACGTGGTGGTGTTGGTGGTAACCAACGTTACAACAAACCAGTTAGTAACACACCGAATACATTTGGTAAGAAAAAACCAAAGTATGATGGTATGTCTGCACTTGAGAAAGTAAAGGCAAACATTCGTGCCAAGCATGGACAGGGTGCTATCATGGATACCAAGAAGAAGTAATGCCTGCCGTATCAAGGGCACAGCAAAGGTTTATGGGTATGGTCTATGCCACCAAGAAAGGTGACATGACCAACCCTTCTCCTGAGGTTGCTAAAGCAGCAGCATCAATGAAGAAGAGTGATGCGAAAGACTTTGCTTCGACTAAGCATAAGAAACTCCCTGAGAAGAAGGTTGCAAAAGAAGCAACAGATTTCTCACAGAGAGATAAGGTTATGAAGAAAGCAAAACCTCTTCACAAACACCTTTTTAAAAACTTACATAAAGGTGATAAGAAGGGTGATGTAAATGAGAAAATTGATTATGCCGACTCTAAGCAAATGAAAAAATTTGCTGATGAGAAAAAAAAGCATAAGGAGCAGGATAGAAGAATGAAGTTTGGTAAGTTTTCCAAACGTGCCGAAGAGGCAAGAGATCGTTTACGTCCTGGTGAAGT